ATCAGTCTTTAAAAATAACTACTCAACCAGGAAAAAAAGGTGGACAACAAATTCTTGCAAACAAACGACTACCTGATCCTAAAGGTGGAACAGAAGGTCGTAAGTTTAAAGCAACTCAAAAGAAAGCTAGAGCACTTTATGACAAAGCAAGTCCTAATGTAAAACCAAAGATAGCTAAAAAATATAAAGCTAACTTACAAAACCAAAGAGTAAAAGCTGCTGTAAAACAAGGTGGTAAAAAACTATTGTTAAAAGCTGGGGCTAAAAGAGCAGTTGCTTTTATACCAGGAGTTGGATTACCTTTAGCAGGTGCTATGACAGTATATGATATTGCTAAACTTGCTAATAAAAAACGTAAAAAAAAGTAAGGAGAAACAATGGCTAAAGAAAAAGTCGACCTTAAAAAAGAAGCAGAAAGTAAAATGGAATCATTAGTAGAGCAACACAATGAACTTGCTGGCAATATACAGGAAGCTAATGCTAGACTAGGAGAAGTAAAACAAATGATCATTGAGCATCAAGGATATATGAAAGGTCTTGAAGCTTGCGATAAAAACTGTGAGGAGAAAAAATAATGGGACCAATATTAGGTAAAGTTCTAACTAGTTTAGGAACAGAAAAACTAATTAAAGCAGTTATCATGCATTTAGGTGATTGGTTAGTAGCTAAATCATCTAACAAACTTGATGACAAACTATGGGCTGAAGTTAAAAAAGCCTTAGAAAAAAAATAGGAGGTACCATTGAAACTTAAGCAACGTGGTATAATAATACCAGACCAGCATTATCCATTAGAAGATAAAGCTGCAGTTAATTGTGTAGTGAAAGCTATACAAAAAATAGAACCAGATGTATTTGTTAATCTAGGAGATGTTGGGGAGTGGGAGTCTGTATCAGCATGGAAATATAAAGATAAGAAACTACCACCACTTGAGTTTCAATTACCTATAGTTAATGAAGATATACGATTGGTAAATGAAGGATTAGATGTTTGGGATAAAGTATTGGAAGAAGTTAAATGTAAAAAGAAATATTTACTTCAAGGCAATCACGATCTCTGGCTGGATAATTTTTCTAATAAGTATCCCTATCTTAGTAATTACAGTTTTTTTAAAGCGTGTAAAATAAAAGAAAGAGGATATAAATATACTGAGTATAATTTACCAATACAAATAGGTAAGCTAACATTCTTTCATGGAGCATTTGCTACAACATACCATGCAAAGAAACATTTAGAAACCTATGGAGAAAATGTAATATACGGACATACACACGACATACAACGACACACACTAACAAAACTTAATGGTAACATTGGTGCTTGGTCATTGGGATGTTTGAAAGATATGTCACATGAACAAAATAAATGGCTCAAAGGTAGACTACATAACTGGGGTCATGCATTTGCTGTTGTTGATTGGTATACTAACGGTGAGTTCAAAGTAGAAGTAGTGGAGATAATAGATGGTAAAACATCTTTGTGGGGAGAGATAATAGATGGCAATGTTTAATACAGAAACTGGTAAAGGCCAAGAATTTAAAGGTAAGTCTATTAGTGATAGCAGACGTAAGTATAATCTTAAAACTAAATCAAAGAAAAAAGTAAAGGTTATAAATATGAATGATATTACTAGAGGTAATATGCTTTGTGTAAAGTTGAGGAAAGAAAGTGCCAAAGTTAATTAAAAATGTATCTAATTTTAGTGGTGGTTTAAATAATAATACTAATCGTAGAGATATATTAGATGTTGAATCACAAGTATTATTAAATGTATCTAATGAAATACCAGGTAAATTAGTAATGGAAGGTAGATCTATTGCTTCTAGCATTAGTTCTAACGATGTTACAGCTATAGATGCTTTGAACTATGGTAATGGATTATTACATACAAACTTAGATAGAAACTTTGGTGCAGCTGGTATTAATGAAACTGAGTATTTATTTATTAATGATAAGACTGATAGTATAGTTCGTATATATGATGTTACTAATAGTGCAGCAGAAGCTACAACTATTGACTATGGTAATACTGCATCATTGGTAGAGATGTATTCAGTTGATGGACAGATAAGAGTTATACCTCACTATGGTAATGCAGGTAATACTCCACAGGTTTTAGGTTATTATAATTTTGATAGAAACTTTGGATATACTACATCTACATCACCTATAAATAATTCCTTATCAAATGTTTATGTGTCTAGCAATCTACATATAGCACCTATAAAAGGTGGTAGTAGTAGTAATGTAGCATATGAAACAGATAAACTATATAATAAAATGACACACTTTCATCCTGATAATGATTCTGAAATATTTATGTTAGATGTACAAAGTAGTGGTACTTATGCTATGGGAGATGGTACTGGTAGTACAGAGGTAAATAAAGTAGAAGTAACTGCTGTAGAAATGCATGATTTATTAGACGGTTATTTAGATAATGCAAGTGGTTATACTTCTGATGGTAAAGGTTCTATGGCAGTTATAGCGTATTTTAGAAATGATGTTAATGCTGATGCTGATACAAGTATTAAACCTAAGTCAGGTAAAAGATATGGGTTATGGGCATCTAAAGTATATTCTAATTATGATAGCGATACAAATAAATCAGAGTCTGTTGCAGTATATTTAGGTAGTGTATATCAACATACTTCTGTAGGAACAAGCAGTACAGATGTAGCACAAAAATTATATTTTGGATTAACAGGTCGTATGGGTGATAAAGATCCTAGATATTCTGGATTTAAAATATATTATGCTTTAATGGATGGATTTCAAGAAGGTGGTACTATTGATAATTCTACTAATATAGGAGTAAAATATTTATTAGCAGAAGTAGATTTTGCAAAAGGATTACGTTATGCTGGTAGTCAGACTTATCAATTTTTATTTCCATATACATTAAACAGTGATAAACAATGGACATGGCCTATACAAGGTTGGATGAGTACAGATAGATTTATAGCTGATGGTATAACAGATTTATCTATAGCAGAACCATATATTGTAGAAGGTCCTTCTGTTATAGGTGAGGCTAATACAGGATTTAAAACATCTACAATATTGAATAGAAGAGTTTATGCAGGTAATGTACAGTATTATGATAGTGAAAGAAAACTTGTAACTAAGTCTGATAGGGTATTAAAGTCACTACCAAATCAATTTGATAACTTTCCAGAAAATACTTTTATAGATGTAGAAGTAGAAGACGGTGACACTATTATCAAATTAGAATCATTAGGTAATAAATTATTACAGTTTAAAAGAAATAAATTATTTATTATAAATGTATCTAGAGATATAGAATTTTTAGAAGCTGAGTATGAACATAAAGGTTGTGAAAAAGACTATCATGTAGTTAAGGGGGAAGGTTTTGTTGCTTGGTTTAATACATATGGTGCATATATTTATAATGGACAACAAGTTATAGATATTAATTTAGCACAAAATGGACAACCTAAATTAACTAATTGGTCTACAAGTCATTACCATGATAATAATGTTATAGGTTATTTGCCTAAGAGTAAAGAATTAATTATAGTTAATAAGAATCAAAATATATTATTTTATGATTTAAAATCAGAATCATGGAGACAATCTAATGTATTTGGTAATAGAGATATAACAAATTTAGTAAACTTTAACAATGGTGATTTATATTGGTGGCAATCAGTAGCAGGACTAAACAGTAATCCAGATACTATAGATTTAGTTAAGTGGAGTAAAACACCTAGCACTAAAAGTGGTAGTCAAGTATTATATCAAACAAAAGAATTTGATATGGGATCTGCTGCAACTAATAAAAATTATAATACATTGTATATTAATTATAAAGAAGGTAACAATGTTAAGGTACAGGCATTTGGTACAAAGATAGATGCATCTGAAATATCATTAACTGATGTTGGAACATTGTCCTCAGGTGGCTATAAAACGACGAAAATGGCCTTTCCTGACACTTTTAAGAACTGTGTGGGGGTAGGTATAGCCTTGACTACAACAGGCACTACAAATGCGAATTTTGAAGTAAACGATATACAGATTGTATATAGGGAGAAAATGACAAGATGAGTAGATTTTTTAGTAGACAAGGTACAGTTTTAAGTAGTATAGCTAGACAAAGCAATGTTCAGTTAGAAATAGAAGAAGTAAAGCAACAATTTGCTACACCAACTGAACAAGATAATGTAAGACCATCTAACACTGATGGTGAAAATGGTGATAAGAAAGTTATAGTAGAAGGTAATCAAGAATTTTTATATGTAAAAGTAAATGACAGATGGAAAAAAACTCAGTTACAGGAGGTAGAAATATAATGGCTACAGAAGCACAGAATATTATGCAAGCATTTAGAGCTGCAGAAATGCGTGATAAAGTAAAAGAAGAAGAACGTATGTTAAAGAAAGGTCCTTTAGGTTATGTTGGAGGAGTAGCAGGATTTGTAGAAGATACAACTGGTGGTGTATTAGGAGCACAAACAGCTATGAATGTATTAACAACAATAGAAAATATAAGAGATCCAAGAAGTTTTGAGACTATGGTGAGCGATATTAAAAACGAACTATCAGGTGAATTTGAAGCTATGACTGCAAGAAGCCTACAACAATTAAAAGATTTTTATGTACAAAGCACTGAAACAGAAGTTGATTTATATAATTCAGCTATTGAAATTACAGAGAGGTAATATGATAATACCAAAAGAGATTAGTTTTAGACAAAAATTATATGAACATATAAAGTTACGTGAAGGTTATAAGAATGTAGTTTATTTAGATACATTAGGTAAACCTACGGGTGGTATAGGTCATTTATTGTCTAAAGAAGAATGTGAAAAATATGAAGTGGGAGATATATTAAATGAAAGCCTTATAAAAGAATGGTATGATAATGACATACAAAAATCTTTAGATGCTTGTAATGAACAATGTAAAATTTTAAATATACATGATATAGATTTTAAGATTGCATTAACATCAGTGAACTTTCAGTTAGGTACTAAATGGTACAGAAAGTTTCCATCAGCATGGAAAGCATTATGTCATAAAGAATATGATAAGGCTATAGATGAAGTGTTATATGCTAACAAAGAAGAAGAAAGATATTCTAAATGGTATAAACAAACACCAGTAAGAGTAAAAGATTTTATAGAAGCTATAGAGAATGTTAAGGAGAATAAGTAATGGCACAAGATAAAAAGAAATCACCTGTTCAAATAGCAGGAGAGAATGAAGCAATGGCTGCAGATAATGTTACTGTAGATCCAGCTTATGTAGCTGCAGTAGAAGCAGAAAAAGCAAAGATGGATAGTACATTACAAGCTGAAAGAATTATAGCATTAGAAGAAGCTGAGAATGCTCCAGTACCTAAGGCTCCTACTGTAGAAGATTTTTTCAAAGAAGCTAAAAAAGATGCATCAGCAGAAGTAGCACAAAAATTTAGTTTATTTGATATAGCAAAAGATTTAGGATTAGAATTTAAACCTTTTAAAAAAGGAGAAAAGTAATGTCAGATTATGGATATACAGATCCATCTACTTTGATTGGTAATTATTCAGGTGGTGGAAGTTCTGGAGGTAGAGTTGGTTCTGCCTTAGGAGCAATAGGTAGTGCTGCAGCAGCAATTAATCCTGTTCTTGGTGTAGTCGGAGCAGTAGCAGGTTTTTTTGGTGCAAGCAGTGAAAGAAGAAGAAGACGTAGAGAAGCAAGAAGACGTAAATTAAGAGCTATAAAGAGTGAAAATTTATTAATGGGAGCAGCAAAAAATGTTCGTGAAGATTTTACTACTCAATCAAAATTTATATCAGATGCATTTGACATTCAACAAAGAGGAAATGTACAATCTTATGGACAAACATTAGACTCAGCAAGAAGTTCTATAGGTGCTAGTGGTTTAGCACGTAGTGGAGCAGCTGATAGAAGTATGTCACAAATTGTAAGTGCTTTTGAGTTAGAACAACAACGTAATCAATTAGGTTTAGCACAAGATAGATTTCAATTAGACCAACAAAGAGAAAGTCAATTAAGAGATATACAAGGTAATTTAATAGAGTTATCTGCTTATAGTGGTAGAAATATTAATATATTAGGTGCTTATCAAAATAATCAAGGAGCAATGTAATGGCGTATTCAAGTGATACAATAACAGCATTAGCACAACTAGCTAGTGCTACTAGTTCTTTAGTAGAAAAAACTGGAGAAGATAAAAAAGCAGCTAGAGACTTAGCTATTAATTTAATTACTGCACAAAGTCAAGCCAAGTTACAAAGTGCTATGGCTATAGAGCAAGCTAAATTCCAACAAGCAATGGATATAAACAAAGAATCTTTAATTGCATTAAGAGATATACAAGCAGAAAGTATAAAGGTTGGAGAGTTTACATCTGAAGCATTAGATCAAATTACTAAAGCAGGAGAAGAAACTCCAGGGTTCTTAGGTGGATTAGGACCATTTAGTGGTGCTACTGCTGGAGATGTAAAGTCTGATTATGCAGATTTTTTAGATTCTAATGAAGAGTTAATAAAAAGTAAAGCAAATAGTATTGCTGATATTATAGCTAAAAAATCTATATTAGGTAGTGATAGTCCTATAGTTCAACAAACTTTAAATGAATTAAAATCTTTAAGAGATGGTGTACAAAAAAGCACAGACTATGTTAAAACTCAACAAGAGTTTGACTTAGATACAAGACCAGAAGGTATTGGTGGGGGTGCAATAATTCGTACTATTAAAAGTGGATTTGGATTCTTAGACGATGAAAAAGATTTACTTAAGAAAAGTCAAAAACAATTAAGACAATATGATGCATTAATAGATTTATTAGAAAACTAGGAAGTACATGACAATAAAGAATCCACAGTTACTATACCTAGATCAACTAGTAAAACAAAAGTTAATTGAACCGCAGGTATATTTTAATAGACTAGAATTAGCTTACAGAGCTGACCCTACTTCTTTTACAGAAGAAGAGGTAGACTATATAGAAAAACAATTTAAGAAAGTAGACTTAAAGTTTAATAGAGATATAGGAGCTGGTGAAGCTAATGTAATGTCTACAGTAAATCAGTTTACTTCTGGGTTAGTAGAAGGTTTTACTACACTTGGTTGGTCAGAAGAACCTGATACAACAGTAGAATCTATTGCTAATAAGTTAGGACACTTAATTGGTTTTGCTCCTGATGTTGTTGCATCATTTCTTTCTATGGGTCAGTATGTGCCTATAGCAGCTGCTAAACGTGCAGCATTTGTAGGTAGAGCGGCTACTCAAGCAGGATTACAAAAAGCTGGTGCTGCTGCACCTGGTTTCTTACGTAAAGAAATAGCACCTAAAACATTTACATTACAATCAATACCAATGAAAGTATCTGATTATGTTGTAGAACAATCAAAAAATTTCTTAGGTAATTCTAGTTTAACAGCTAGCTCATATTTTAGTAGAGGTATATTAGCAAATCCTAAACTAAGAAACATAGGAGAGCAAGGTGTACATCTTGGTGTAGCATTAGGAGTATCAGCATGGAAAGATGGTCCAAAGGGTATGATAGACTCTGCTATGCATGGTGTTGCAGCTGGTGCATTATTTGGTACTATAGGTAACTATGTTAATGTAGGTAAACTATTTCAAAATCCTAGAACAAGAAAATTTGGTGAAGCAAGAATACGTGAGGCTGCTGCAGAAGTAACTAAGAATGCATCAAAAGAAGAAGCTATG